AACGGCTGCGGCGGCTGATCGTCCGTAAAGTTATACACGCCCTTCAGCCAGTTCTGTGCGGCGTAGTAGGTCTGCGAGGTGCCTCGATAGGTCTTGCCGATATTGGAAGGCAGGTCGTATATCTGCCAGTTCCAACCGTAGGCGGGCATACCGAGGAACACCTTGTCCGTATCCATGACCTGGGATGCATAGTCGTAGATTCCCTCAAGCCAAGAGCGTGGGGACACAGGCCCCGGCGCGGAGCCTGCCCACGCCATACCGTAGCTCATGATGGATGCGGTATCGCAGTAATTGTTGAGGTCGGCATACACGCACCAGTTCTCACCGCCGACTGAGCCGTTGACGCTTGTCATACCCGGCAGGCAGATATTCATCAGCTTGGATGAGTCGTATGCCTTGACCGTGTTGTAGATATTGCGGAACATCGCCGTAGATTCCTCGTGCGTGGAATACCCGTCGCCTTTCTCCAGGTCGATGTCGATGCCGTCACACCACGGATATTTCTGCATGATGCGGACGATCTCCGAGAGGAACATATCCTGCGCGCCGTTCGTATTGTCACGCAAGGCGCGGAAGATGCTGTTCGTTCCGTCATTCGCCACGGTAAGGAGCCAGTTGATGTGCGGATAGCGGTTGATGTAGGTGAGCATACTGCTGATCGACACGCCGCTTTCGTAAATCTCCCCGGTAGCCCTGACCTTGAAGGAGAAAAGACCGATCTGGCTGATGCGGTCACCGTAGTCCCGCAGAGCGTTATACATCCTGGTGTTGCCCATAAAAGTCCACACCATGATTTTCTTTCCCTTTAATGTGTCCATCAGAGCAGTCCACCTCCATCGTCCATTTCCTGCATCGAATATAAAAGCTGCGCAGATTTCCCCTGCGGAAGGGACACGATGTGCTTGGAATCCCACGCCGCGCTGTACTGATAAAATCCGTCCTTCGTTTCCTTCACGCCGTTCCTCGTGCATTGCCGGGTAGACGCCAAAAGAGCCACATCGTCCCCGGCGTTCATAGCGAACGGGAAGGTCGCTTTCTGACCGCCCACTCCCTGGGCAAGCGTGACCGAGCCGCCCTCCATGTCCTGTTTCGGATGGAGGTGGATGTCAAGCCCCGCCGATGTGCCGCCGAGGTTCAAGAGGATCACCGTCTCTTTTGAGCGGACGATGCCGTTGAACCACACGGGAGCGTTCTCCGATTCCTTCAGACAGATTTCCGTGTGCGGAGCGTAGCCCGTCAGAGCGGAGCCTTCCTGCAGTTGAATGTCGGTGAACCATATCCTGCCGGAGCAGTCGGTGATGGTAGGAACCACCGTGACGCTCACGACCCGTTTGTCCTGCTTCTTGTTTACGACCTCCGCAAGACGGATGAATCTGACGTTACCCATCAAGCGTCCACTTTATCTCGCAGGGATGTCCTACCCATCCCGTAGCGACCGCTCCCGCCTGGAGGAGTATGTCTGTCACATACAGTTTCCCCGTGCAGTTCGTGATGCAGATTCGGACGGTGATGGACTTGACCCTTGCGCCATAGTTTTCCGGCGCGACCTTCGCCTGTGTTTTTGAGAAAAATACCATAGCCCACCTCCGTCAGTACAAGTCGATGAACCGGCTTTCTGTCGAGCCGTCCTCATATTCGATGATGACCTCGATGCCGACCTGCGAGGAATCCGAGAGCTTCTCCAAATCCTCCGAGCCGATCTGCGCCGAGATCGTATAGCTGTCGCGGTTGGCGGGATACACGGTCTGCGACAGGCTTTTCGTCCTGCCCGACACGCCCTCCGCCATGAAGGACGCCGTGCCGGACGCTCCGTTCTCGCCGTCAGCCACAAAGCCGGAACTCGTCCAATAGGCAAGCCCGTTGTCAGCGCGGGAGTTTCGCAGAAGGTTGAACGGCACCATTTCACGGATATCGTCATTGGATACCATGCTCGTGCCTTCCAGCGTGTCGGCGGCGTTGTCCCATTGGCTTGCGGAACTGCCGAGGTTCTTCAGCGTGGTGGAAAGCTCCAGCACCGTGTTCCACGGCTCCTGCAGGTTGTATTCCCGGCGCACGATGCGAGTCGTGACCGAGATGCCCAGCTCCTTGTCCTCCACGCGCACATAGTCCCCAAGTTCCCACGCCTCATGCTCGTAGCCCGTGAGGACGGACAAATCCATAGCGTTCAGCACATAGGAAATGGTGGGCTTGGCATACTGCGCCAGCCGCATCTCCGTGTACTCCTTCATCTGGTACGGATTCGTAAAAGACGAGCAGTCCAGCGTGGAGATGCGTATCTCGTTTGTATAGGTAAAGTCCTCCACATAGGGCTTGCCGCCGTTGATATCGGCGAAGGTCAGCCCGTCCGCGCCCACGGCATAGAGCCTGGTCACAAGGCTGCGGGTATCGACCACCCTCTGTATGGACTTCATGTTCTTTCTGTAGGCAAAGAGCGCGCCGCTGTCCTTGCCGTTGACGGTCAGCAGATGCACCAGCCTGTTCGGGCAGTCGAAAACAAGATCGCCGCCGTGCAGGTCTGCCACGTTTCGGAGGATGGAGAGTGCGTTCTTCTCGCTGCTTGTCCATGTCCTCTTGGTGCGCACATTGACCGTGCCGACAGACCACTCCGTTCCGGCAAGAGCGTAAGCCATCGCCGTTTCCGCATACTCCGCTTCAAAGGTGCGTTCCTCTTTTCGGACGGAGAAGGTAAGGTCGTAGAACTCCGCCTCGGCGTACACCTCCGTGACGGAATTGCCCTCGGTATCCTTGCTGTCCGTGACCGTGCGTACCTTGTAGATATCGTCCACGATCTGTATCTTTTTCTCGCTGTCGATATGGACGCGCTTGCTGTCCCGGAACGGTATCTTGAAGGACAGCGTGTCCTCGCCGTTGATTTCGCCCGTGACGATGATGTCGTAGGCGTTCTCAAGCACAGCCTCCCACGCGCCGTTGGAATCAAGCACCACGGGACGGGAATAACCGATCTTCTCATACGGCGATTTCGGTATGTCGTAGAGCCGGATGTCTATCAGTTTCGGCGTCTTGCTCGTATCGCTTGTCGTAAGCGTCACCCGGAAACGGATGTATTCCTTGTTGGGAGACGCCAGCTTTCCGTCAGCGGGAACGGCCACCCAATCGCTCCATGTGATGAGATCATCGCTTGTGGAAGTCTCCACCAGGGATACAGCGGTCGTGCCGGAGATATACTCGCTCGTCACGGACACGCGCCCTGTGCCGGAGAGACTGCATTCCGCAGCCGCCGTTGTGAGGACGCCCTCGGTCGGATATGCACCACTCGACTTGCGGAGCGTGACCGTCCCAGGCTCGGTGATGCCGTCAACCGCTCCCGTGGTGTCTCCGGCGTTCGCCATGACAGCGGAGCGGAAATAGTCCATGAGATCGTCAGCGGTAAGAGCCGAATCACAGTCCAGGAACCACTCGTCAAAGCCGCCTGCGTACCAGTAGGAATTGTTCAGCATCCCCCAGACAAGGTCAGCCGTGCAGGAGCGGTTCAGTTCTCCCGATATGGTCAGCGCGGAGGATTTCCATACCGTGCCTGCCGCCTTATCGCCGACCACATACCAGGCTTTTTTGGTGTTTGGCTCGATCACCGCCGCGATGAAGTACCACTTGGCGTTCTCCAAAGAAAAGGACGGCGTGACCGAGGTATCCAGTATCAGAGAGCCGGAGGAATTGTAGAGCATGATCCTTGGCTTGCCACGGATGAGCGACAGATAGAATATCGGATTGCCCGTGCCTGCTCTCGTGGAAAGGAGCGGCGTGTATGTGTTACCCACGGAATAGGTGGTCGGACGCATCCAGCCGCCTACGATGATACGCTCTCCGATGTCGGAGAACATCGTGCCGTCATTCGTAACCTTGAGATAGGTCTGCTCTGAGGAGGGATTATTGATATTCATGCGGAAATAAGAGCCGAATATGCCGTTTGTCAGTGAGGCGGTCGTTCCGCTCCAGTTATTGATATATGCCTTCCTGCCGTTGCCGGAGGAATCGGCAAGGAAGGTATCGGAGTCCGGCGCATCCTCATTGAACCGCCACAGACCGCCCCCGGCATATTCCGCGGGAAACTCTCCCGTGAAATCCGTCTGCTTGTCCAGTATTGTTTTTAAGGACATGAACCGTCACCTCCATCTGCTTCTTGCCTGTATCTCAAGGCTTGTAAATTCTGCGTTATTCTCTTCCACAGTTATCGTGTTATCGCCGACCTCAAGCGAGGGAAAATTCAGTTCCGAAAGGTAGGGCAGACCGTTCCGCAGGACGTTGCCGTCCGCATTCTCTACCCATGACGTCATCATGTCAGTATCGACCACCAGCGTTTCCGCTGCCGCAAGCGCGGCGTTCACGACCTTAAGCTGTGAGCCGTTCGTGGTGATGGTGATGTAGTTGTTCACGCCGGAGGTGATAACGCCCTTGATGCGATAAACGGGATGGGACTCAATGTTTCCTTTCGCTCGTTTGACCGTGTGCGTACCCGCTGCCGTGATGGAAAATTCCTCGTCCTCCACGGCGTAGGCAAACGGATCGGGACAGAGAAATTTCAAATCGAAGCTGCCCGCCGAGCGGATGAGCAGCCTCTCGCAGTTCACCTTCTCGGAGAGCCTTGCCATGAAGTACCTGTCCGGCACATCGTCAAATATAAGCTGTTTCAGTCCGCCCGCAGGATCGAGCCACAGTGCGATATCGTCCAGCACCGACACGAGAGCCGCAAAGGTTCTCTTCGGCGGGATGCTGCACGATACATTGATCTCCCTATAGTCGAAATCCGCGCCGAAGTCCGCGATGCCGCTCTTACCTGGAATGGACGCAGTATAGTTGCGGAGATTTCCGCACACCTGCCAGGAGGTGAGCCGTGCTTTCAGACCCATATCCGCAGAAGATGTATCGTTGTATATAAATCCCATTCAACCTACCTCCTTATGCCGTTGAAAAGCGTCCCTGCGCACGGGAGCCTGTCTGTATCAAATCGTACAGTTCCTGTGAAATCCTTCGGATATCGTCCTCGCTGCGGACGATCATCTGACCGACCGAAACGAGTGAGCCGTAGGAACTGCCGCCGTTCGTACCGGTTGCCCCGTTTACCGCAGAGCGGACGGTCGCATCAGCATCAAGGTTGAAATTACTCGGTACGGCGGTCTTCATATCATCCGCCAGCCCGTTCATCACATCCATGATGCCCTTATTCAAATCCTGCGCGGCATTTATCGCCACCTTTGCCGAATCATCGATACCTCCGGCAAGACCCTGGGTAAGCATATCGCCGACCCACGCCATCTCCCTGGAAGGCGAGGATATTCCGAAGAAGCCCTTGATCTTGCTCATGAGGTTGGAGCAGAAACCGCTGACCTTGCTCCACAGCCAGGACGCTGCATCGCTGATGCCGTTCCAGATACCCTTGATAAGGTTCAAGCCGACCTGCGCCATCTGCGACACGCCGCCTGCAAAGCCCTTCACGATGGAGGATATGATCTGTGGCACGGCTTTCACGATTGCCACGATGATCTGCGGCAGGTTCTGTATGAGAGCCACGAACAGCTGAACACCCGCCATGATGATCTTGTCGATGTTCCCGATGAGTGCGTTGACAATGCTTGTGATAATCTGAGGAATGGCGTTCACAATCGTGGTGATGATGGTCGGCAGGTTCTCTATCAGAGCCACAAGCAGACGGACGCCCGCGTCAATCAGCTGCGGTATGCTTCCGAGGACGGCGGTCAGAATTCCATCAATGATCTGCGGTATCGCCGCCACGATTGCCGAGATGATCTCCGGCAGAGCCGTGATGAGCGAAGTCAGAAGCTGAATCCCGGCATCGATGATCTGCGGGATGGCCGCTATGATGAACTCTACAATCGCCGTGACGATGTCCGGCAGAGCCGCCACGAGGACGGGGATCGCGTCAAGGAGCCCCTGCGCCAGCCCCATAATAAGCTGAAGGGCTGCGTCCAGTATCATCGGGAGGTTCTCGATCAAGCCCTGCACGATGGTCACGATTGCCTGTACCGCCGCAGGGATGAGCGTAGGGAGAGCCTCGCCGATACCCTGCACGAGCGTAGCGATAAGCTGCACGGCGGCTTCGATGAGGAGCGGAAGGTTCTCTATAATGGCGTTCACTATCGTCATGACCGCCTCGACCGCCGCCGGAATAAGGCTCGGCAGCAGATTCAGCAGCGTGGTAAGCACCTGAGAGAAAAGCTCCGTGACCGTCTGAAGAAGCGTGGGCAGAAGCTCCGCCACCGCTTCAAGCAGCGCGCCCGTTGCGGTAGGTAGCGCAGATACGATGTTTTCAATGATCGGAGTTACATTTGCCACCACATCCTTGAATGCGTCCACGACATTATTGCAAAGCTGCTCCATGTCCGCATCGGCGTTGCCGAATCCCACAACAAGGTTCTGGATTGCCGCCTGCATGGAATTGATGGAGCCGGAAATGGTATGTTCTGCTTCCCGCGCGGTCGTACCCGTGATGTCCATGCTCGTCTGGATCACATGGATGGCTTCGACCACATCCGCATACGAATCGATGTTGTATTCGACCCCGGAGATAGCCTGCGCATCGGCAAGAAGACGCTCCATTTCCTGTTTGGTGCCGCCGTAGCCGAGTTTGAGGTTATCGAGCATGGTGTAGTTCTGCTTGGCAAAGCCCTGGTAGGCGTTCTGTATGGACGCCATGTCGGTACCCATCTTGTTGGCGTTGTCCGACATATCCGTGATGGCCATGTCAGCGTATTCCACAGCCTTTTCGGTATCGCCGCCCAGGGACGAGATCAGGCTTGCGGAAAAGCTCGTGACGGTTTCCATGTAGTCGTTTGCTGACATACCCGCCGTTTTGTATGCGTTCGACGCATACTGCTGGAGCTTCTGCGAGGAATCCTTGAACAGCGTATCGACACCGCCGACAAGCTGCTCATAATCCGCATAGGCAGAAATGACTTCCTTGCCGAGTTTTATCGCGGCTGCTCCGGCGGCCACCACGACCGCGCCCATTGCCGCGCCGACAGATTTCAGCACGGTCCCAAGCCCCTTGAATTTGCTCTCGGACTTTTCGGCGGCGTCCCCGGCGTCATCGATTTCATCGCCCATATCGTCCGCACTGTCGGTCACATCGTCCATTTCGCGGTTCATGTCCTCAAGTGCGTCCTCGGCTCTTCCGTAGTTGGAATTAGCCTCTTCCAGAGCGGCGTTATTGTCGCTAAGTTCCCGCTCCATATCGTTGAGAGCGGCCTCTGCGTTATTCAGTTGAATCTGCCAGCTCTGCGTCCTGCGGTCTGTCTCCCCAAAGGAATCTGACGCATTCTGGAGAGCGGAACGCAACGTCTCGATTTTCTGTCTCTGTGCTTCGATTTCCTTATTCAGCACATTGTTCCGCGCGGAAAGAGCCTGCACGGATTTGTCGTTCTTATCAAACTGAGAGGATACCAGCTTCATTTCCGAGCCGAGTACCTTGAACGACTGGTTGATATCGGCAAGAGCCTTCTTAAATTCCTTCTCGCCCTCCACGCCGATCTTCAGACCGAAATTGTCAGCCATGCGTCTTTACCTCCTTCCCGTCAGATTCCGTATGGGATAACATCGTCAATCGTGAGATTCTGTTTCGGCTTCGAGATGCCGTTGTACTGCTTATGGCATTCCCACAAATCCATAAACAGACCGAACGGCATCAGCCAGAACTCATCCTGCGAAAGATGAAGCTGACCGATGCCGTAATATAAAAGCCGGGTAAATAACTCCTCGTCACTTACCCGACTTGCGCGTTTTTTGGATCAGGCTCACTTTCCACGTTGCGCTTTGTACCTCTGTACATAGCTTCCATGATGGCGTCCTTGTAGTCCGTCAGTTCCATCGGCGAGGTGAGAAGCTCAACCTCCTCCGCAGTCAGTTCCGGCTTTTTCTCATCCGGATGCTTGAGGTTGTGGACGAGGATGGTCTGGTTGCATAGCAGCGTGATGAGCCACACGATCTCATCAAGAGCCATCTCGAAGTTCTCCGACTTCATCAGCTTATCGCCCAGGTTCTCCAGTCCGCCGTAGCGTCCGGCGATTTCCTTCGTTGCCTTGGTGGTGAGGAGCATTTCATACTCCTGACCGCCGATCTTTACGATTGCGCTTCTTTCATCCATAGTGTGCTACCTCCTTAACCCTCGCCCTGAAATGTCGGTTCATAAACACTTGTGTACCAGCCGGAGATCGTCTCGGCGGTAACGCCTGCATCATCCTCGGACACCTCCGCTTTCCACGGATGGTTGCCCTGTGCATCCACCTTGTTCCTGCGGAACACCGTGCCTTCAATCGTAGGCGTGGAGAACTCGATGCTTTCGCCCTTGGTTGTAAGGTTGGTGGCAGGGATACCGAAAATGACGCGGTAGAGCCAGAAGTAGCGGTACTTGCCGTTTGCTTTCTTTGCGCGGAATCCGATGGCCACGGGATCACCGCCGTCCTCGGATGCGGACACAAGTACGCCATTATCATCGACAGTTGCGCCCGTAAGGTCAGCCGCTACGGAAAGCCCGATGTTGTCCACGCCGAGCGAAAGCGTCCCGCTCTGGAACTCCTTCACGACCTCCGCCGCGCCGTCATCCGCATAGAGCGTAGCCTCAGCAAGTTCCACGGAAAGTTCCGCAGTCATTGCTTTGGCAAGGGACACGGGAGTCGCATAGGTTTCGTTGCCGTTTGTATCCTCCGTGATCTTGGAGTAGTAAAGTTTATCAAGACCGATTGTAGCCATATTGTTCAATCCTCCGTTTCATAAAGTTTCGCCACGTCAATGGCGTAGTGGTGGAAGCCGGTATCGTCCTCGTGTCCGATGTACCGCCTGTCCGTGACCGTAAAATCAGCGGCAAGGAGCGCATTGCAAAGCTGCTTCTTACGCTGCATATAATTTCCCTTGGAGAACAGGGAGAGCCGCGCCTCCTGCGTCTCATATCCGGGAGCATTGTCCGCATGAAGTTCATAGGTGTCTGCCAGCGGAGTCACCACGACATATTCATCCGGCGGCTCATCGGAAAACACGCCTGTCTCCACGGAAAGACCGCAGTCCGTGACCGCAGCCTTGATTTCAGATAACAGGCTCATATGCCGTTCACCTCCGATTCCAGTTTTGCCTTCATCGCATCAATGCAAGCCTTCCTCGATGCCGATTTCGCAGGCTTCAAAAACGGCTTTGCAGGCTGTCCGCTTTTGCCGTATTCGAGAACGGTCGCTATCTTGGCATTGCTATCGCCGTCAGACCTCGGTTCGGCAAAGCCGACCTTCACATTGAAATCGCCGTTTCTGTCCTGCAGGGCAGGTGATGTTCCGAGAGCGGACAAAAGCTGCCCCGTGGAACGTGACGGCTCCTTCGTACCTGTCCCGATAACGGATGATAGGTTGGAACGCACCCTGTTTTCCACGACTTCAGCACCCGCCTCCAGAACCTTTGGAATGATGGTGTCAGTTTTGTCCGCAAGCCTGGAAACCTTCATAAGAAACTCCTCCGGCATTTTCCATGTCGCTTTAGCCACTCTTTTTCACCTCCGTCCCCAGCACCTCAAGGTACATACCTCTGCCTTTCACATTCTCCACGGAAGTGATCTCAAAGGTATGCCCGCTGCAGAGTATCTTCATTTCCGTGGTGACCGTAACGCCGGGTATCACGCGAAAACGGAAAAGGTCGGTGGCGGTCGAGTAGGTGGCCATATTTGCCCATTTCTCGCTGCCGTGCCGACCTTCCCGGTAAGCGCGTACCTCCGCAACGGTCACATCCGTTTCCGTCTTAAAGCCCTCATCGTCCTGCGTGAACTGCTTTTCCACGATAGAGATAAAGGTATTCATCTTTCCGAAGCTCATAGTCACACCTTCCAATCCCGGTCGAGCCGAAGAAGGAGGTTGACCGTGTTCCATACTTGCTGCGCCGCATTCGTGTTGTCAGCGAAGAAACCGCCCGTGGAGCCGTCCCTCGACTCATAGAAGTGGCTTGCCAGCATGATGACCGCCTGTTCCGTGGTCGCAGGCATGGCGTTCTCCGAGTAGTAACCCTCCGCAATGTGCTGATAGCTTTCCGCATAGGAAACGGCGGCAGTAATGTAGCCTTCCAGCAGTTCATCATCCGCCGAATGCGTAAGAATCAGATTTGCTTTTACTTTCTCAAGCAGAGTATCCATCACCGCCGCCTCCTTTCCCTTAAGCCGTCTTCATCTTCAGAAGCTGGATGCCCTCCGGCAGGATGACCTTGCCGTCCACACGCTCTGTAGCCACATAGCCGATCTGACCGTTGGTAGCGTAAAGTTCGTTGAGTCTCTGCACGGTACGCCCTGCGCGATCACCGATCCAGTAGTTCTTGAAATCGCCGAACGCCACGGTAAGCGCACCCGCCGCCATAGTCGGAACATAAGGCGAGGTGTAAAGGTCGTAGCCGAGCAGTCTGTCGGGCTGACCCGCCTGGAGCGAAGGCTGCCACAGGTATGCGCCGTTCTGATCCTTCAGCTTGCGGATGGCGGAGATGGTCGCATCGTTCATGAGGAACTTTGCGTTCCTGCGGTACGGGGACTTCAGCGCATACACAAGGCTGATAAGTTCGTCCGCAGTGATGGCGTTGTTCGCCGCTGCCGTAACGCCGACCGTGCCGCCGCTTGCGGTAAAGATACCCGTAGGCTGGTTGGTGCCGGTACCCACGCAGAACGCCTCCTCCTCGGCAATGCCGAAGGCTCTGGCAAATTCCTTCATGAGGTAGTCCTCGATGTCGAATGCGGAATCCTGCAGAAGCTCCACGCTCACACGGCAAAGGTCAGTCAGCTTGAAAGCATCGATCTGCTTCTGACCGAAGGTCGGATTGCTTTCGGTGTACGCGGCGTTCTCCGCAGTCCACTGTGCGGTAGAGTGTCCCGTGGCAACGGGAATCTTGCGTTCATGCTGTGTGGTGATGACCTTGGCAAGGGAACGGATCACGTTCTCTTCCTCAAGAGCGGTCACGATGTCGCGCTCGAAATCTTCCGGCACGAGGTAGCCGCCGTCAGCGTCCGTACCCTCGGACAGCACATTGTGAACGAGTATTTTGCCGCGAAGATGGCGGTCAAAATCCTCCTTGTAGGCATCGGATGCTCTGCCGACCTTGTCAGGTTTGATGGACGCAGCCCTTTCGGGAGCCTCGGTGATCGGCTGGTTCACGGGCTTGCTCAGTTCCGCTTCGATGGCGTCCCTGCGCTCCATGCGCTTGATCTCGTTGGTGAGACTGTCCAGGTCATGCTCCATCTTGGAGTAGGTGGCGTCATCCTCTGCGGAAAGGACGCCCATGTCGTTTCTGTGGGTATCGAGGAATCCTTCCATCGTGTTCCACAGCTTGGCTCTCTTGTTTCTCATCTCTGTAATAGTCATGGTAAAATCCTCCTTGCTTAAAGCAGTTTTTTGTAAAGAGACGCCCTCAGTTCATCGACCGGGCGTCCTTCGGGTTTCTTCTCCGGCTTGACCTTCGCCTTGCCGGAAATCTTATTGATGAGGGAGCGTTCCACCGCTGACGCGGCGAATTCGTAACCCTCGGCTGTCGCTGCGGATTCGCGCTTTTCATCCGTTAAGATACCGTCCGCAAATCCAAGTTCGATGGCTTTCTTGGCGTTCATCCAGGTGGTATCGTCCATCATGTGCGAGAGTTGCGTATGCGTAAGCCCCGTCTTGATCTCGTAAGCGTTGATGATGCTTTCCTTGACTTCGGAGAGCATATCGATTGCCTTTTCCATGTCCGCATGATCGCCGAACGCCATCGTTGCCGGGTTATGGATCATCATCAGAGCGGTAGGAGCCATCAGCACCTTCGTACCCGCCATAGCGACCACCGATGCCGCAGACGCCGCGATGCCGTCCACTTTTACGGTCACATCGCCCTTGTAGTCCATCAGCATGGTGTAAATCTGACTGGCTGCGATGCAGTCCCCGCCGGGCGAGTTGATCCAGATGGTGATGGGACCGCTGCCCGCGAAAAGCTCCTCCTTGAACATTGCCGGAGTGATGTCATCGTCAAACCAGCTTTCCTCGGCTATCGTGCCGTACAGTTCAAGGATCCGCTCTGCGGACGGTTCTTCGTCCGTCTGATTTTTCCAATTCCAGAACTTCCTGTTCTTCATCGGATTCGTCCTCCTTTCCGTTGTTTTCTGTATCTGCAAAAGCGCCCGCCTGTGACAGCGGGAGCATATTGCCGTTTACGAGGTAGAGATCGCCGCCGTCCTCTGTCGGGATGCGGTCGAGGTTCTCCAGTTCACGGATGTCGTTTGCGCTCATCCATCCGTTCTGCCTTGCCGTGGCGTACCCGTTCATGCGGCTGGCGTAGTCTCCACGGAGCAGACCTTCCACATTGAATTTCACGAAGTAGGTCTTTTTCTCATCGGGAGCAAGGAGCGTCCTCTGTATCGACTGCTCCCATCTGACCACCCAGGGATCGAGCGTGTACTTCACGAACTCAAGGCTCTGTTGCTCGATGTTGGAGAAGCTGCTCTTTTCCAGATCGCCCACCATGTGCGGAGGCACCCGGAAAATCCTCGCTATTTCGTTTATCTGGAACTTGCGCGTTTCGAGGAACTGCGCCTGCTCCGGCGATATGGAAATAGGCGTGTATTTCATGCCCTCTTCCAGCACCGCTATCTTGTTGCTGTTCGCCGAGCCGCCGAAGGTCTGCTGCCAGCTTTCCCTTACGCGGGACGGGTCCTTTATCGTGCCGGGATGCTCCAACACGCCGCTCGGAGCCGCGCCGTTTGCGAAGAATTTGCTGCCGTACTCCTCGGTCGCTATCGCAAGCCCTATGGCGTTCTTCGCCATCGCAATCGGCGAGTACCCCACAAGCCCGTCAAAACCCAACCCCGGAATATGCAGCACATCGGACGGACGGAGGATCACCGAATCGCCCTTCATGGTGTGCGCTTCATCGGATGAACGCTGGTACTGGTAATAAAGCTGTCCGTTCGCATCGCGGTTGACGGTCATCTTGTTCGGCATCAGCGGATACAGAGCTACGACCTGCCCCTTGCCGTTCCTGATGATCTGCGCATAGGCGTTGCCCCATAACAAAAGATGAGTCATCAGCGTTTCCCTGAACACGAATGAACTCATCTCCGGATTAGGCTCGTCATGGAGCAGAAGGTATAACGGATGGTCGATGGCTTTCTCCTTACCGCCGTCCTCCTTGTAGCGGTACATATGGAGCGGCAGTCCCGCGATGGCTTCAGACAGGATACGCACACAGGCGTAAACCGCTGTCATCTGCATCGCGCTCCGCTCGGTCACCAGCTTGCCGGAGGAAGAACCGCCCAGGTAGAATGCGTAGCTGCTGCCCGGCGTCCTGTTCTCAGGCTTGTCCCTCGATTTGAACAGCCCCGAAAATATACTCATTTCTCATCACGCTCCTTCCTCAAAACACCAGAAGCCCTCTGGTGTCGTATACGCTTTCGCCCGTGTCGTTCCCGCAGCGGATGGCACGGTCAAGCCCCATGATGGTCGCAATCGCGCCATCGATCTTCTCTGTCGATTTTTCCTTGTCTGCCTTGATGTTTCCGGCGGGATCGGTGCGGATATAGATGTTGTCCATCATCCAGCGCAGGACGGGATGACCGCTGTGCGCGATGCGTTCCTCCAAGGTCAGCTTCATCAGTTCCTTGGTCGGCGGGGACATATCCTTGAAGCCCTGTCCGAACGGAACGACCGTGAAGCCCATGCCCTCAAGGTTCTGCACCATCTGTATCGCACCCCATCGGTCGAAGGCGATCTCACGGATGTTGAAACGCTCACCGAGCCGTTCGATGAACTTTTCGATGTAGCCGTAATGCACCACGTTCCCCTCCGTGGTCATGAGAAGCCCCTGCCGCTCCCAAAGGTCGTAGGGAACATGGTCTCGCTTCACACGAAGGTCGAGCGTCTCCTCCGGCACCCAAAAATATGGAAGGATACTGTATTTGTCCCCCTCGTCCTGCGGAGGGAACACCAGCACGAACGCCGTGATGTCCGTGGTGCTTGAAAGGTCAAGCCCGCCATAGCAGATTCGGCCTTCCAGATCGTCCTCGGAAACGGGGAACGCGCAGGCGTCCCACTTGTCCATCGGCATCCATCTGACCGACTGCTTCACCCATTGGTTCAGACGCAGTTGACGGAAAGCGTTCTCCTCGCCGGGATTCTGCTTTGCGGAATCACAGGCGGCTTTCACCTTATCAATGCCGACCGTGATGCCAAGGGAGGGATTGGCTTTCTTCCAGACCGCCGGGTCCGTCCAGTCCTCGTCCTCCGCCGCGCCGTATATGACGGAATAGAATGTCGGATCGACCTTCCGTCCCGCCTGTATGTCCAGGGCTTTCTGATGCACCTCGTAGCAGATGGAATTCGTATCGTTGCCCGCCGTGGTGATCAGGAAATAAAGCGGCTGCATCCTCGCATCGCCGGAACCCTGGAGCATGACGTCAAAAAGCTTTCTGTTGGGCTGGGTATGCAGCTCATCGAAAATAACGCCGTGCGTGTTGAAACCGTGCTTGTTCGCCACGTCCGCCGAAAGCACCTGATAGGATGAATTGGTCGGCTTATACACGAGCTTCTTCTGCGATTCCAGTATCTTCACCCGTTTTGTGAGAGCCGGACAGAAACGCACCATATCCACAGCGACATCAAATACGATCTTTGCCTGGTTGCGGTCTGCGGCGCATCCGTACACCTCGGCGCGTTCCTCGCCGTCACCGCAGAGGAGCAGGAGCGCCACCGCCGCGGCAAGCTCCGACTTGCCTTGTTTCTTCGGTATCTCGATATACGCCGTGTTGAACTGCCGATAGCCGTTCGGTTTCAGAATTCCGAATATGTCCCGTATGATCTGCTCCTGCCAGTCGATCAGTTCAAAGGGCTTACCCGCCCATGTACCTTTGGTGTGGCAGAGCGACTCGATGAACATGACGGCGTAGTCGGCGGCTTCCTTATCGTAGTGAGATGTCTTCGCCATGAACTCGGTGGGCTTGTATTTCTTCAGTTTTCGCACTCTCACCACCTCCAAAATGGCATAAAAAATGACCTGCCAATGGCAAGCCGTCCTTTACTCTTTCTGTACGAGAGACAGAGCCTTCCGGCCCGTCCCTTCGGTTATTTGCTTTTTGTGTTTACTGCTGCATCGCCCAGGCTATGGCGTGTCCGTCATCCCCGAACTCAACCTCGCTTGCCGCGCGCAGCCCGATGGTTCCTTCGCAGGTATGGTCATCGTCAAGGAACTCGTAGGTTGCTCCGAAGTAGCAGGGCTTGTTCTGCCCGTTGTAGAAGTATCCCGCGATGACCACCTTGTCTCCGAAGGTCAGCAGCTTGCTCCATCTGCATTCCAAATTCTCCGGCGTGGTGGGATTCGGCAGTCTGTAGGTTCTCATTGCATCGTTGATCGTCATGGTCTTTGTCCTCCGTTTTCGCTTGTTTTCTTTGCCTTTCGGTATGTACATATATCACTCTAAAGGCACATAATAGCAAGTCATTTCTGCGGTTTTCCGAGCCATAATCTACACAAATATCCGAGGTGGAAACTGTGTATATTATTCCTCTTCGCCGGTCAGGATGAAGCGGACGTATTCCTTCCGATGCTCCTCCAGATAGGTGACCAGTTCGTAGAAATCACGCTCGTAGGCAAGTCTCTGCACCATGTTCACATCGAACATATTTGTAAGCCCCGTGTCGCGGATGGCGAGAATCTGCTCCTTAATCGTCTGCGTCATCGCTGCACACCTCCAATCCCGATACCAGCTTTGTATAAATCGTGGTATAGCGTTCGCACTCCGCGCCTTCCGTTCCCGCGATGGCCTGCAGGAAGAAGTCGGCGGCTTCCTTGCGGGAATCCCATACCTTTTTCTCGCCGTAGCAGACGGTCGTGACCGTGGCGAGTTTCTTCACGATATCCTCGCCGTAGACCACGTTCAGTCCGCTGCCCGTGTCCCACCGCATGAGGAGGGAGCCGGTATCGTCCACGCCGAGGACGGTGCCTTTCGTTCCGACAGGCGGAGCCTGCACATCCTCCATCCGCACCAGTTCCACCCGTGCGCCCGCAGGGTACTCCCTGCGGATACGCTCTACCGTTTCTTTATTCGGAAATCTCATGGTCGGCACCTCCGTTCTTGAAAGCCGAGGAACCCGTGAGGTTCTTCAGCAGGATTTTCCGCTCGACCTTGTACTCCGCGCCAATGAAGCCCAGCCGCAGGAGGAAGCAGCGGAATGCGTACTTCTCGTTGTCCACTTCCTTTTCCGTGGCGGTCACGCGCTTGGCGTTCCTCGCCATCTCGCAGAGTGCGGAAACAAGATGCATATATGCCTTTGCGGAATCGCCGTCCATCTCCGTGAACCAAGGGAAGGATACCTTCTCATCCGTCACCTCAATCGGAAGGCTGTCTGTGCCGATGGCTTTCTTGATGAGCGCCGCCTTGGAATCCACGATCCTCTGAAGGTTCTCAAGGGCTGCGTCCGAAAGGCTGTCCCTCGGAACCGCCACCGTAAGCCCCTCTGCGGCGGCCTGTGCCGCGCTGTCCTCGGTTTCGGATTCTTCCTCGACCTCCGAGTCCGCGCCGTCCTGCGGCTCACATTCAAAACCCGCGGCAGCGATGGCTTCAAGCACCTGCTCTACCTCCTCGCTGTCGGCGCGGTCATCGAAGAGGAGCGTCCCGTCCTTGGTGACCGTGAAGTAGTCGATCTCGTAGTTGCAGGTCGGCATGAATTTGTACTCTGCCTTCGCTCCCGTGGTGTCGGCGATGACCTTTACCAGTTCCTTGCGCTTTGCGCCTGTTACGTTGTACTTTACTTGCATTGCGTTTACCTCCGTTTTCGCTTGTTTTCTGTGCCTTCCGGCGTGTATATACATCACTCTAAAGCCCCGGAATAGCAAGCGAATATCGGATTTTTCTCTGTAGAATTACCGCCGGATTATTCGGTCGGAAACTGTGAGTAATACACAATGCCCGAAAGCACGAAAACCACGCACGGCAGAGCCACGCCGTTGCCCCACATCTTATACTCCGCAGAATCGGAATACGGATTGGCAAGCCACTTCTTTATCTGCTTTGAAGTCTTGGGCTTGCTGTCGGGAGCGGTCGCCAGCCGCCATGTCTCGAACACCTTGTACCAATAGTACAGTTCCTCATCGGACGGCTTTGCCGTGCCGAGATCATCGCACCACCAGTCCGGGAAGCCCTGCAGCCTTGCGCACTCGGTCGGCGTGAGCCTGCGGACAATGTAGTACGGT